TACAAAGTATTTTGTCGAGGCAAGAAGTTTAATCTCATAGCCTCTGCTTCAATCTTCTCCTTTATAACAGGAGAAATGAATTTCTTTACATCTTCAGGATCGATGTTAGTAGCATTGCAAGCTTCAACTACAGCATCAATGTACCCTAGCTTTTTTTCTATAACCTGCTTCTCTACTATCTTACTGAATTTAGATTTATTCATGAATTCTGTTTCTATCATGCTTCCTCTTCTATTTCTGGGTCTAAGCCTGTGTAAGTGTATCCTAAGTCTTGATAGAAGACTCCGTAGGAATATTTTTGTGTACCATCTGCATGGTAAGCAGGAGTTGTACATCTATAACGAATTTTATGTTGTTGATACTCACCATAAAACATATCAACATATTCACCAGTGCTTAAGTACTTGTTAAGATTATTGATGTAAGCTTGAATGTGAGCAACCTTAGCCTCTGCATTCTTTTCTTTCAAGCGAACCATCTTCCTAGCACCAGCTAATAAGTCCTTCTGAGTCTTAATCCAAGATTGTACCTTACGGAAATAAAATGGATCGTCCTCTTCTCTATTCAAAGCGTTTGGATGTATGTTTTTATATTGAGGAGGATTTGCTTTCATCCTCTTCTCGCGAGCTATCCTTAATCTTTCGGCAGCTGCAGCACGTTGTTCTTCAGACATCGGTTTACGTTTTTTACGAATAGTCATACAATTATCTCCTTCATTGATAATACTATTCTACCACAGTTTAAATGGAATGTAAACCCCTAATTATCATTTAATTCTTGTAGTTCTATCTCACCGTCTTCACTTACGGTGTACTTAACTAGATTATTGTCAACCATATACATTATAGTAGATTCTATAATATCATCTTGATCAGCCATAACCATTTTTCTACCGACCATGAAAGCACAGCCAGAGGCAGCAAAAAACAAGAACCAAAGGATAGCTGTTGAACTAAAAATCATGTACTTCTCCTTTATTACTAGTACTATTTATTAAGTCCAGACAACCTCTTCTATTCGGTCAATCCTGAAGCTTCTCCAGTCATTCTTATCAAGATCCCAAACAGCTAAAGTATCAGGATTCTTTTCAGTTTTTTCTAGATACTCTTTGAAGTCAAGTTGTTCTGGCAAAAACTTTGGCATTAGTGTACAGTTCATTACACGTTTAGTTCCATCAGCTTTTTCAAATGTAACCTGACCCTTTTCTTTCCTGAGTCTATTTGCCATATTATCACGGGTTAGTTCCATCAGTTCCTCCTCATTTGTGCAGCATCCACTGCAGCTTGCTTATTATCTTTTCTTACTGGCATAAGATTAGATTTATGTGTGACTACAATACCAGCAATCTCATTGCCAGTATACTTAACAGCATCTTGTTTAGTGCCGTTACTACAAATCTTGTCAGAAGTAGGTGGCAATACTCGATCTACAGTGAGATCAGGCATTGGAGCTCTGTAGTTTGACTTCTTATTAGTAACACCCATCTTCTTAAGAAAAGCTTCATGTTCTGCCATAGCTTTTTTCCAGCCTGGCTTACGCTTTACTTTAGATTTACCGTGAACTTGGATTCCGCGAATCATATGCATTGACATAATATAT